CCAGAAGGGTGGGGCAGGCGAGCGGTCGACCTCTACCATCGTCATCAGGCGCACCGGATCATCGGGGAACGGAACTTCGGCGGTGACATGGTGCGCTTCACCGTCTCGACGGCTGACAAGACCGCGCCCTTCAAGGAAGTCGTCGCCAGCCGAGGCAAAGCGGTGCGAGCAGAGCCTATCAGCGCGCTGTATGAGCAGGGCAAAGTTCATCACGTCGGAGACTTCCCCGACCTTGAAGACCAGATGTGCAACTTCACGCCATCTGGATACCTCGGAGAGGGTTCACCTGACCGGGCCGACGCCCTGGTCTGGGCTCTCACCGAGTTGATGCTTGGAGGTTCGTCCTTCACGCTGGCGAACGTTTAGGAGCGGACATGGCCAACATCATCGCGTTCGTCCGCGACAGCCTGACAAACATGGTCGCCAGCCTGGGCACCAGCCGGGACAAGGCAGCGGCTAACGTCTATTCGATGCCGATGCTCACCGACGAGGAGCTGCTCAACGCCTATCGGGGCGCGTGGCTCCCCAAGAAGATCGTCGATATCCCCGCGTTCGACAGCATCCGCGCTTGGCGCGACTGGCAGGCGAAGAAGCCGCAGATCGAGGCGATCGAAGCGGAAGAGAAGCGCCTGAACGTAATGGGCAAGCTGCTGGAGACCCGCATCAAAGCGCGGCTCTGGGGCGGCGCTGCGCTCGTCATCGGTACCGGCGACCAGGACCTGACGGCGCCGCTCGACGTCGAGCGCATCGGGAAGGGCGGTCTGAAATACCTCACGGTCATGACCCGCCGCCACCTCACGGCCGGCGAGATCGATCGTGACCCGGCTTCGGAATGGTATGGCAAGCCGAAGGTTTACCAGCTGAACTCCGCCGACGGCGCCCAGGTCGAAATTCACCCGTCGCGCCTGGTCATCTTCAACGGCAGCCAACAGCCGGACGAAGACATCGTGACGACGACCTATGCCGGCTGGGGCGACAGCGTTCTCTTATCGGTCTTCGATGCGATCAAGCAGGCCGACGGTACCGCGGCGAACATCGCCAGCCTCGTCTTCGAGGCCAAGGTCAACGTGATCCGCATTCCAGATTTCATGCAGAACCTCGGCAACGCAGAGTATCGGGCGAAGATCCTCGAGCGGTACACGCTTGCTGCCACGGCAAAGGGCATCAACGGCGACCTCCTCCTCGACAAGGAAGAGGAATACGAGCAGAAGACGGCGAGCTTCGCCACGCTGCCCGAAGTACTCATGTCCTTCCTGCAGATCGTGTCCGGCGCCGCGGACATTCCCGCCACGCGGTTGCTCGGCCAGTCGCCGGCCGGCATGAACGCCACCGGCGAAAGCGATCTGCGGAATTATTACGACCGCCTGCAGGCTATGCAGACCGTCGAGATGACGCCGGCTATGGCGCGCCTCGACGAATGCATTATCCGGAGCGCACTCGGCTCACGCGACCCGGACATCTACTACGAGTGGGCGCCGCTCTGGGGCATGTCGGAGAAGGAGAAGGCCGACGTCTTCAAGACGAAGGCCGATGCGGCCCGGCAGTTGGTCGGAAGCGGTACCGGGCAGGAGATCATCCCGCGTGAGGCCGTTTCCGATGCTCTGGTCAACACGTTCATCGAGGACGGCTCGCTGCCTGGCCTCGATGCAGCGATTGAGGAATACGGCAAGCTCGCCGAGCAAGAAATCGATCCTACCGAGCACAACGCGGCTGTAGTGGGCGAGGAGATCCGCCGTGAATGACGAAATGCGCAGCCGTCATTTCATCACGCACTCGGAATCCAAAGTGAAAGTACCTTCTAGCGGTTTGATCTCGTATTTCCGCTTGTATTCGCCCTCGCAGATAACGGCTGAGGCGGTTTCGGTGCCGATGACCAGTGCGACACCTGCGATTAGAACGTAAGCGATGATCGGAATGGGATCATCCGTCATGATTATCGAGCCGGAGCGTTCACCGGACACCGAATAGACAGCCTTGTTGATTTTGTTCTCGCCTGCTTGAAATTGCGCAGTGATGCGTTGCGTCACATCGATGCCCATCTCCTTGGCAGTTGCAAAAGCCATTTCTGCGGTAACTGCCTCGGGTATGTGCACTTCAATGGGCGTCTGGACGCCGTCCGACGCTCGCACGAACGTGCCACCTATTACGTAAGTGCTGTCCACAGCCTCAAGCGTAGAAGTGGCCCCGACCGCCAATATTGAAGTGGCATCTGAGTCTGTGACGGTGATTTCCGCGGTGCCGAAAGTATTTTCCGCGTTGGCAACCGATGCCCAGGATACGGCGCCAATCAGCGTCCAAAAAAGCGCTTTCATCGCGTTGGCCCCCCATTTGTAATGCCTAATATGCTGCCACGATAAGTTGTCTGGTTCAATGTAGCCCTTCCGGGCTATGCCAAACGAGGCCGAGCAATCATGAAATTCACAGACCTTGCACCGATCGCGGGCACGCGACGGACCGCCGACGGCTACCTTGTTGCTGACGTCCGCACCGCGCGCACTGGCATCCAGCTCTATGCCGGCCATGAGGTCGGAAAGCCTGACATGCAGGTCGTGAAGGTCTACCGGCCCGAGGACCAGGTCTTCGACAAGGCCAGCCTCGGCAGCTACGCGCATAAGCCGGTGACGAACGATCATCCGGACGAGGCCGTCACCGCTGACAACTGGAAGGCGCTCGCCGTCGGCTCGATCGGGGATGAAATTGCGCGGGACGGGGAATTCGTCCGTGTCCCGCTCGTCGTCATGGACGCAGCAGTTATCGGCGAGATCGAGGGCGGCAAGCGCGAGCTCTCCGCCGGCTACACCTGCGATCTCGCATGGGAGCCGGGCACCACGCCAACAGGCGAGAAGTACGACGCCATACAGAAAGATATCCGGATCAACCACGTCGCCATCGTGCAGCGCGGCCGCGCCGGATCAGAAGCTCGCATCGGCGACGGTGTGAGGTCGTGGGGCGCTGCCCCGTTCACCAGTGATCAGAAACCGAAAGAGGACAAGATCATGACCCTGAAGACGGTTACCGTCGATGGCATCCCGGTTGAAGTAACCGACCAGGGTGCCACGGTGATCGGCACGCTCCAGCAGCGCCTTGCCGACGCCAACACCAAGTTCGCCGACGCCGAGAAGGCACATCAGACGGCTCTGGCCGCCAAGGATGCCGAGCTGGCGAAGAAGGATGCCGAGATTGATGCCCTGAAAGGCAAGATCCTTTCCGACGCCGACCTCGACAAGCGCGTCCAGGCCCGCGCCGATCTCATCACCAAGGCGCACACGATCGCCAAGGACGTGAAGACCGAGGGCCTTTCTGATCCCGCCATCCGCAAGGCTGTCGTCGTCGCCAAGCTCGGCGATGCTGCCGTCGCCGACAAGTCGGAAGCCTATATCGACGCCCGCTTCGACATGCTCGTCGAGGATGCCAGCAAGAACGGCGCCGATCCCTTCCGCACCGTCGTGCAGCAGGGCCTTTCGCAGGTCAGCGACGCCGATAAGGGCGTGACCGACGCCTATTCCCAGATGGTCGCTGACATGAAGGCCGGCAAGACCTCTGCAGCGGCCAACTAAGGAGGCGCTTCAATGGCTACCTACCAGACCACCTATGGCGCGGCTCCCGCGAAGGGACTTGCAGGCCAGATCGCTTCCGAAGAGAAGTGCAACAAGGTCAGCCGCACTGTCGAGACGGCGGCCGGCATCAAGTTCGGCGCTCCTGCTCAGCGGGGAGCCGGCAATCATGGCGTTGCCATCCTCTCCACCGGCGACTTCCTCGGGCTCGCGGTGCTCAACCCGGCGGTACCGCCGAGCGCCAGCAATCCCGACGCCTATCCGCAGTACTTCACCGGCGCCTTCATGACGATGGGCACGATGTACGTCACTGCGGGTGCAACGGTCGCTGCCGGCGACCCGGTCTACTATGTGACCGCAACCGGCCGCTACACCAACACCGGCAACACGGGCGCCAACCCTGCCATCCCCGATGCCTTCTTCGAAGAAGCGGGCACCGACGGCGCCATCGTCCAGATCAGTCTTGGCCTGCGCCATCAGGCGTAACGCCTCGCGAAAGGAACCCTGAACATGAACCAGATCATCCGTCAGGCCTTCGCCGATGCGCAGGCCGCGTTCCCCTTCGTCATCGCGCAGGGGCGCAACATCGAGACCAGCATCTACCAGCGGCGTTATCCGACCTTCAACTACGGCGCTCACGTGCCCGTCGTGACGGAAGGGAATGCCTGGGCGATCGGCACGACCTTCTTCACCGTCGACACCGCAGGCGAGGCGAAATTCCTCTCCGGCGCCGGTACCGACATGCCCTTCAACCAGGCCACGAAGGATATGGCCAGCCATGACTTCGCGATGATCGGATCTGGCTGGGAGTGGAACCTCGAGGAAGTCAACCAGGCTGCCCTTTACGGCATCGACCTGAACGGCACCAAGGCCATGTCGGCTTCCGACAAGGTCGAGCGCCTCCTCAACTCGGTTGCCATGGTCGGCACGACTGAGAAGAACTGGACCGGCTTCGTCAACGACCCGCAGGTCTCACGTGTCGACGTTGCCGCGGATGGCACCGGCTCTTCGACCTTCTGGTCGGCGAAGTCCAACGACCAGATCCTCCGGGACATCAACGACCTGATCTCCAGCGTCCGCGAGAACACGTCGGAGGTCGAATGGGTCGACACCCTGCGGCTGCCGCCGGAAGCGTTCCGCCTCATCGCCACCCGCCGTCTCGGCGAGGGCGACGGCCTCCTGACCCTTCTGGAGTACATCCGCCGCAACAACGTCTACACGGCGGAAACAGGCCAGCCTCTCGACATCCAGCCGCTGCGCGAGCTCGCCACAGCGTCCCAGGACGGCGGCGGTCGCATGGTCGTGTATCGCCGGGATTCGGAAGTTCTCCGCTTCCACCTGCCGATGCCGCGCCGTGTCCTCCAGCCGCGACAGAAGTCCATCATGGGCTTTGAGACCGGCATCATCGCCCGTACCGGCGGTACCGAATGGCGTCTGCCCGGTGCTGCCGCCTACGGCGACGAAATCACCGCTCCGTAACCAGAGGATCAGTCATGAAGGTCACCAACAACAGCAAGGCGCTGCAGGGCGTCCGCTCCAAGGGGCGGGCGGTCTACATCCCACCGGGTGAGACCCGCGACGTCGACCTCGAAGGCGTCGATCTCGAAAAGGCCAAGCGCCTTCGCTTCCTCAAGATCGAAGGCGTCTCCAAGGCTGCAAGCAACCAGGACGGCGATGGGCCGAAAACGGCACTCGAAGTGCTCGAAATGGCGAAGGACCAGAACGTGCAGTTCATGTCCTTCAAGTCGGCTGCCAAGAAGCTGCTCGGTGAAAAGACCCCGTCCACCAAGGACGAGATCGTCGCCGCTCTCGAAGAGCTGGCGACGCAGCCCTGACAATCAGCCCCCGCGGTAACCTGCCGGGCCTATTCTTGCATCGGAGATCGACATGGCTGGATACGGCACGAACGACGGCTTCACGGCGTACGCAACCGAAGCCGGCTATGTCTTTCCCGATGGCACGACGGATGCCCAGAAGACCGCTGCACGTCAGCGCGGCTCTCTGGTGATCGATCGGTACGAGCCACGGTTCAGCGGCCGGCGCACCGGCGGGTATGCCCAAGAGCGCGCATGGCCGCGCACCGGCGCCACGACCTATTACGGCGAGGCGATCCCGTCGAACGATACTCCGGCCGCCATCGTCAACGCTTCGTATGAAGCGGCTTTCCTTGAGCTGACGAACCCGGGCAGCCTTTCGCCAGTGGTGACCGGCACGCAGACGGTGAAGCGGGAGAAGATCGGACAGCTTGAGGTCGAGTATTCAGCCTCCTCTTCGACGGATATCGACGATCTCGTGGCTCTCGCCACGCCTGTCGTCACCACGATCGAGGGGTTGCTCTGGCCATTCCTGACGCCAGTCTGGCCAGGTGCGTTGGTGGTGTAGTTATGCCGATCAGAATACGCCCAGAGAGATCAGCAACGAAACTGCGCCGACGATTAGAACGACCATCTGGGCCATCTGCTTCATCGTAGAGTCGATCGGAAGCTTCTGCACGAGATAGAGCACCACGACGACGAAAAGGATTGTGACGAGGATGCTGATTACGGCGGACATTCCCCCGATCCTTGAACAAAGAGCCTTGCGGCATGAAGGCGTAAATATGGCTGAGCTCTCGAAAAGAAAGGGTGGAGGATGGCGAACCCGATCTATGCACGCCTGCAGGCGACCGCGCAGCGCCTTATCGCCAAGTATGGGCAAGTTGGCACGGTGAAGCGGATGACGCCTCCGGATCCTGTCTACGGCGGCGAGCCTGTGGTGACGTCCTATCCGGCCAGGCTCGTTCCGATGGCCTACGAGGCCCGGTACATCGACGGAACGGTCATCCAGACCGGCGACATGCAGATTTACATCTCGGCCGTCGGGCTGGCGATCGAGCCCACCGTCGGCGACGTCGTCACCGCCAACGGCGCCAATTACGCGATCGTCAACGGCGACCCGAACAAATACGACGGCGCCACGCCGGTCGTCTTCATCGTCCAAGGAAGGATTGCGGCTTAGTTCTCCTGAACCGAAACTCCGTCCTCGCCAATCTTGATCTCGACGCCTTGCGTCGTCTCCTCACGGTAGACGTAGATGCCCAGTCCGACAGTAATGACGGCAAGCACGGCGATGATGAGATAGAGGGCGTTTCGGTTCATGCAGCGGAATCCTTACATGAATTTCGATCAGTTGCTCAGTGCATACGAGCCAAAGCTTGTGGCGGGCTTTGGGGAGGCGATCGATCCCTCGCGATAGCGCTTCGAATATCACGCTACCGCCGCCGACACGGCCCAAGGAGAGGGTTGCCCTATGAGCATCATTGTTTCTCAAGCATAGCATCGCTCACCTCCCGCCCGGTGTTGCGCGGCCTGATAAGGCTCTTCAGGTCAAATCCCTGCCGTCGAGCTTCAGCTAGGTAGTCTTCCAGGGTACTTTCCGAAATGGCACTCTCGCGCGCGAGCACCCAAAGAAACTTGCGATCAGGCGTGCCGACCAGTGCGACCCGGTACTCAGGATCGATCTTGAGCACCCAATAATCGCCGTCAGTGAAGGGTATCCAGCGCAGTGCAGCCGGAAGAAAATTGACTTTCAGCTTCGCGTTCGTCGCATCGACAGGCTCCGCTTGGCCACGCGCTTGCTTGGGCTGGTTGTTGTTATCGAAACAGCGGTTGTCGACGCGGATCTTCCCGTTGTTATCAAGGGAATAGTTTGCCGTGATGTCCGTAGCGGCATCTTCTTCATATTTGAGCGGCAGGCGAACGATCTCATACCAGCGCCCCAGATAACGGTTGAGGTCGAGGCTCGGAATTGCCGTGACTTCGCTCATGGCTTCGGTTCTCCTTTGGTGAGGAGCGACAACGCCTGCGGGGTGGTTCGGTTCCCGGACAAGGAGATTGGATAACCTATGACGTTTGATGAACTCCTCGCGAAGTATGAACCGGCGCTTGCCGCGGCATTCCGGCAGGCTATCGAGGAGATCAAGTCGGGCATCGTCCTCCGCGTCGTGGTCGAGCGGCTGGAGCGCGGCGACCTCAACGGCGCGGTCGAGGCAATGCAGATCGAGCCGGAAGCCTTCTCCGCGCTGGAAATCGCCCTGCAAGAGGCTTTCAACGCCGGCGGCACCAACGCAGTCGCTGAGCTACCGAAGGTCATGGACCCGCAAGGCAATCGCGTGATCTGGCGCTTCGGCGTCCGCAATCCTGTTGCCGAGGCGATACTGCGCGACCTGTCGTCGACGATGGTCACACACATCACCGATGACCAGCAACAGGGCATCCGCCAGGCGTTGGAGCAGGGGCTTGCCAGAGGCGCCAACCCGAGATCGACGGCCCTCGACGTCGTCGGCCGGCAGAGCCGCGTCACCGGCCGCCGAGAGGGCGGCGTGATCGGTCTGACCCGGTACCAGATCGAGTTTATCGAGCGGGCGCGCCTGCATCTTGATTCCGGCGACCCGGACCTGATGAACCGGTATTTCGAGCTCAAGACGCGCGACAAGCGTTTCGACCGGACCGTTATCGCAGCCATCAGAGCAGGGAAGCCGGTGACCGGCGAGGCGCTGGCCAAGATCATCGGCCGGCTGCGCGATAAGAACCTGCTTCTCCGCGGCGAAATGCTGGCGCGGACCGAGACCATGATTGCGCTCAGCTCCGCCCGCGACGAGGCGATGCGGCAGCAGATCGAGGCCGGCAAGGTCCGGGCGCAAGACGTCACGAAGGTATGGCGTTCCGCCGGCGACAGCCGTGTGCGGCACACCCATCGTGTCCTCAACGGCAAGGCCGTCGGCATGGATGAGGTATTTCAGAGCCCATCTGGCGCGCTTCTCCGCTTCCCGGGCGACCCGCGCGCGCCCATATCGGAGATTTCCGGCTGCCGATGCCGGCTCGAATACAAGGTGGATCACATCGGCGCGGTCGTGCGCCGGTACCGCGCTGAGGTCGTTTGATGGCAACGCTCTCATTTAGCGCTGCCGTGGCGCAGTGGGCCGACAAGGTCGAGGGTGCCGTCGAAGCTATCTTCAAGGAGGCGACACAGGAGGTCGTCGAAGAAATGCAGACGCCGGTCGGGCAGGGCGGCCGTATGCGCGTGGACACCGGATTTCTCCGGGCATCACTGCTCGCGTCCTCGACCGCCATGCCCGCGATCAACGCCGCTGCCAGTCCTGCGGAAGGAAGTACCTACGCGCCAGACTTTGCTCAGATCGAGGCAATCATCGCTGGAGCGGACATCGGCGATACGCTCTACTTCGGCTACACGGCATCTTACGCTGGCTACCGAGAATATGGCGCTAATGGACAGCCCGCCGACGGCTTCGTCCGGCTCGCAGCTCAGAACTGGCCGCTCATTGTCGATCGGAAGGCCTCGGAGCTGAAGGCTCGTCTGGGGCTTTGACGGCTCGGTTCTTGTCGCTGCTTTGCTCCATCGCCGACAGAAGCCCAAGCTGCAACAGTGTCAGCGCCTTCCGTGCTGCTCTTAAACTAGTTTCGCCCCGAACCGTGGCCGCCGTCTCGCGCCCCAACGCGAGCAGCGCCGCATGGATGCGCTCATAGACCTGATCGTCAGTGAGAGGCGGCTTCTCAGACATAGGTAACGGATATATGGCGGCAGGCACCGACGCAATCATCTTCAAGGCCGTGACAGGCCGCCTCTTAGCAATGCCCGGTGTATTGCCGGTTGCCGCGCCGAACGTCGTGTTTCCGGCGGCAGGGCAGCCGCTACCGCCGAAATACCTTCGATTGACCTTCCTGCCCAACCAGACACGTCAGATCACCATGGGCAACGATCCGCAACAGAAGCGCGGACTACTTCAGGTCTCAGTCGTTTGGCCGGTCGGGCAAGGGATCATCGGCGCTCTCGATGTCGCCGACCAAGTGATCGATCACTTCAAGAACCAATCCCTATTCGCCTCTGGCGTGAAGATCACGATCAGCAGCGAGCCGTGGGCGGCAGGCCCGCTCCAAGAGGGTGAACGGGTACAAATCCCCGTCACCATTCCGTACATCGCCTTCGAACCGGAGAACTGACATGGCAAACAAGGCAACCAAGAAGGGCAGCAAGGTTTATGTTTGCGCCACTGCCCAGAATACGGATCTAATCGAGACCGCCTATGCGGCACTGACCTGGGTACAGGTTGGCAAGGTCGGCAATATCGGTGATTTCGGCGCCGAGTCGACGATGAATAGCTACAATACGCTCGATGAGCCGGTGACCCAGAAACAGAAGGGGACGGCGAATGCCGGTGATCCACAGATCGAGGTCGCCTCGGTGCATGACGATGCAGGCCAAGTCATCCTGCGAACCTTCGGTAATCCTCTGAACCTCGACAACATGGCAATCAAAGTCGAGCGCAACGATGGCGGCGAGGGGTTCACGAACACGATCTTCTATAGCCGTGGCGTCGTGTCTGGCCCGCTTTATCCGGGTGGCGGCTCCGACGACTTCGAGCTCGAGCGCTTCACCATCGGCCTCAACCAGCTGCCGATCCGCGTCAATCCCACCGCTATCCCGTAATCTGAAGGTGAACCATGGACATCTCCAAACTCGTCAATTCCGAAGACCTCTTCGAGCTCAACCTCACCGGCCCGGATACCGATGAGCTCGTAGGTATTCGTTTCATGATCCGCTCCGCGGAGAGCGATGCGGTAAAGCGCGTCGTTCGACAGCACAGCGACAAGTTCCTCGCCAGCCGGAAAAAGAAGCTCACAGCCAGTAAGGTCGAGGCTGAATACCTCGATAAGGCTGCCGCCTCCGTCGCGTCCTGGGACTGGCGCGATCACAACTGGAAAGGCGAAAAGCCGGAATGCACCTTCGAGAAGGCGCGCGAGGTCCTTGAGGAAGCCGGTTGGATTTACGACCAGGTCGCAGCAGCCTCGGAGGACCGCGCAAATTTTACGAAGAGCTTGGCGAAAGGCTCTGCGAAGCCGTAGCGATTGTCGCGCGCTATGACAGTGTCCGAGACAAGGACGGTGAGACCAGGCGCGAGCGCAACGAGAGTTTTGAGACGGAAAGTCCGGAAGTGGAGGTGCCAGACCATGGCGCTTTCATTTGGGAGTGGTTCTGGGAGCTTCGGCAGGCGCAGCCGCCGGGGTTCTCGGGCCCGGTGCCGATCTCGAACGTTGAGGTCTCCGTGTGGTGCCAGCTGACCGGCAATATCATCCGCCGCGAGGAGCTTGCGATCCTTAGGGCGTTGGACGCGCGGTTCTGCATCGAGATCGAGGCGGAGAGCGAGGCGATCAGGGAGAGGGAGGCGACGACTTAGCGTGCCGGCCCACCGATCGGAGACGAAAACGCAAGCTGGTCTGCGTGAGTAAGTGACGACGGTCACGGATCGGAGAAGGTTACCGAGCAGGTATGGTAAACAGCCAAGGGGCTGACAAAGCTGGCGCAACTCATCAAACCTGCTCTGCAGGAAGCGTGAAGCGAGGACCCAGGCCAAGGCCAAGGCAGGCAGAAGAGGCTCCCGAAGGAGCCTCTTTCAACTTGAGGAACTGTAATGAACGCTCTCACGCTCTACCACTCGAGACGCCTCGTTTCGATGCCGCTTCTGCGCTTCGAATTCGCGACCGTAGTGGCGCGGATAATTCCAGTGGCAAAGAATAATGATGCGGAAGGCGCAGCTCGTCATAAAGAGACAGAAAGACGTGACCGTGAATATCCGTCGGCTGAGCATCAATCGCCGTTACAGGTGTCAAGCGTACGAAGCCGGGTCCGTTCATCGTAGCGCTGGCGACCTGCGTGATCCTGGCCATGAGGTCTCGGGTGAGATCAAATGGCAAAGCAACTCGAAGAGGTTGGCTGGCACCGATGTCGTATTCGATGACGATCGTTTTCGCATCGGGTGTCATCAGGATTTCGGCTTTCTCGGCCTCCACCGCTTCGAATGAGACATTGCTTATCCCGGACATGCGCTCCTCCTAAGATTGGCGAGGAGAAATCAGCACGAGTCGCAACGCAGAGTCGAGTCGTCTACTTGAACTCTTCCTTGGTGCCGTCTTCGTAGACGACACCACGAAGGCACGCGGCAACGTTTACGTCTTGTCGGTTTAATTTGGCCGCTCGATCAAGTTTGGTGCCGGCATAGGACCCTTCGGTAGTGTAGGTGGCGCCAATTGCCAGCTTCTCGTTAAAATCTGCAGAAATCTGTCCAATTCGCTGGCCCAGCGCGTCACTGAAAACGACGCTGGCGTCGATCATTCGGGCAGGCTTCTTCAAGGAACTTGCCAGCGTCACAGCCACCTCTGCTTCGTCGGCCTTGACGTTGACCGACCATTCTTTGACCGTAAGCAGGTTTTCATTGCAGGCAGCATACGCGTTGCCTCCGGTAAAAAGGGCTGCACTCAGAAATATATAGCGCATTTTCATCCTCCGATTGAATCGGCAGGACGATAGCGCACGTTCTTTGAAAAGGAAAAGTCATGGCCGATGTAGCCACGCTCGGACTGCAGGTTGAAAGTGGTTCCGTAGAGAAGGGCACCGACGCCCTCAATAAGTTGACGGGAGCGGCCGCCCGCGCAGAAGCAGCCGCAAACGGGCTGTCTGGCGCTAATCGTGGTGCAACGGGTGCGGCTTCAGCTGCTGCGAAGGCTTATGCCGCCGAGGGGGCGGCGGCGGCATCGGCGTCGAAGCAGATCGAGATGATGAACCGGGCCGCCAATCAGAACCGAGCATCATCGCGCGGAAATCTTGGGAATATAGCCGCTCAGTTCCAGGACATTGCTGTTAGTGCGCAGATGGGCATGGGCCCCCTGCAAATTGCACTTCAGCAGGGCACGCAACTTGCCGCGGTCCTCTCATCCATGGAGAGACCTGTCCAGGGATTGGGTGCAGCCTTCCTGTCGGTACTTTCTCCTGTCAGTCTCTTGACGATCGGCATAATCGCACTGGTAGCCGCTGGCCTGCAGATGGTTGATTGGACAAAGCTGGCTCAATCGGCGCTGATAGGCTTGGCGGATGTTCTCGAAACCATCGCTCCGTATGCAGTTGCAGCTGCGGCGGCACTGGCTCTGATCTATGCGCCCGCGATCATCGGCGGGATCATCTCGCTGATCGCGTTGCTCGGTCGATTGGTCGTTCAGCTTGGCATTCTCGCGGGAGCTTTCATTCTGGCGAACCCTGCCGTCGCATTCGTCGCCGGTATCACGGCGGCGGTAGCGGCGGCCAACATCTTCCGCGACGAACTCGCCAAGATCTTCGGACGGGACATTGTCGCCGATGCGAAGAACGCGGTGAATTTCATAATTGCTGCCTTTGTCGGAGGCTTCAACGGCATCAAATCTGCCTGGTCATTGCTTCCTGCAGCTTTGGGAGATGTGATCTACAGCACGGCCCAACTGGTGTTGAAGGCCACCGAACTGATGGTGAATAAGGTCATCTCAATGATTTCTGACTTCATCGGCGGTACCTACGATGCGCTCAGTGGCCTTGCTGGCAAAGTCGGCCTCGACATCGGCACGTTCGGCGGCATCGATCCAGTAGATTTCGGGAAGATCACCAACCCCTACAAGGACAAAGCGTTAGAAGCTGCCAGCGGCATCACACAAGCGTTGAAGGAGGCACAAGGCACCGATTTCGTCGGCGAGGGTCTCCGTGTCATTGGTGAGTACGCCTCGACGGCAGCGGGAAGGATCAAGGATCTTGCCAAAGGCCTCGCCGATGTCGACGAGAAGTCGAAGAAGCACACCGGCGGCAAGAGCGAGCAGGAGAAATACTCCGACATCGTCGCCGCCGCTGAGCGCCAGATCGCGGCGCTTGAGGCGGAGCGTGATGCTATCGGGCTCACGGAGCAGGCGGCCGCCGCGCTCCGCTACGAGACGCAGCTTCTGAACGAAGCGCAGCAGCGCGGCATTTCGCTCACGGATGCCCAGAAGAGCGAGCTATCGTCACTTGCGCAGGTCATGGCCTCGATCGAGGAAGAGACCCGCCAGATGGGTATCGCGCTTGACTTTGCCAAAGAAGTGACCGGAGGCTTCTTCGATGACTTCTTCGCGGGCATTGAGAACGGCAAGTCGGTATGGGCGTCTTTCGGCGACGCGGCTCTGGGGGTGCTCGACCGCATAGCCGACAAGCTGCTGAACGACGTCCTCGATGCCGTGTTTCAGGTCAGCGGCGCCGGCGCAGGGGCTGGCGGAGGAGGACTCCTCAGTTGGCTCTTCGGCGGTGGCTCAAAGGTGGACCCATGGGCTGGGCTGCGTGGGTATGCGAACGGAACGAGCTCCGCTCGTTCTGGCGTCGCATGGGTTGGTGAAAAGGGGCCGGAGCTCGTCCGTTTCAAGGGTGGCGAGGAGGTCATTCCGAACCATCGCCTTCAACGACCGGCTAATGGCAACGTGGCGCCATCGGGCGGTCAGCTAAACCAGAATGGGCCGCGCGCGATCATCCTTCGGGTGATTGCTGAGGAGGGGCCGATGTTCAGGCCCGTCATTCGGTCGGAGAGCCGAGGCGTCTCCGTCGAGACCATAAAACAGTATGACGCGGCGAAGGCAAACATCTACCAAAACGGCGAAGACCGCTAATCTTCGATGGATTTCCCGCCTTGGATCACGGTGAAGATGCTTTCGCCGCTCTTAGCCTTCCTCATTGATGTGAGGAATTCCTCCATTTCCTGCGCCATTACCTCGAAGGCACGTCGTGCACCGGACCGCTGCTCGGGTGTCAATTTCGGATCACTCGCGAATTTCTCCGCTGAGTTGATGTTCGATTTACGGGCGTTCTCTGTCATGGCCATCAGCGCCTCGTACTGAGATTCATCGATGTTCGATAAAGCGCTTGCAACAAACATAAACATAAAGCGATGGGCATTCGCCCTGAATTCCAGGTCCGATACTTGCTTGACCAGCTTGCTGTGTTCATCGGCCAAGAGCTGAAGAACCTGCTGTGTTGTCCCGCTGAAATCGATTGTGGGCACTGATTCCGCTCCCTAATTCCCTACCGCTGCATATTGCGGCGATTACCCTGGATTGCAACCAACATGCCTGATCCGATTCTGTTGCCGACGCTGCCTTGGCGAGACTGCCAGTTTGATCCCATCAATCCGACGGACGTTTCGATGATGGAGGGCCGGCGTTCCGAAGAGCAGGCCGCCGGCACGCCTTTCTGGAAGGCGCAATACACCACGAACTGGATGACGCCAGCCTTTTACGGACTGTTTGATGCCTTCGTCATGAAGTCGAGTTCGCGAGGTGCACCATTTCTCGGATACGACCTGTTCCGGCCACGCCCAATCGCGCACAACAACGGGAAACCTCTCTCCGGCACGAAAGCAGGGGGAGGGGCATTCAATGGCGGCGCGGTTCTGCAGTCCATTACTAACAGCAGAACCATCGTCGTCTCAGGTCTGCCGGCTGGTTTCAAGCTATCATCCGGAGACTATGTCGAGTTGCGGAAGTCGGTGTTGATCCGATCCCTTCATCGGATCGTCGAGAACGCCACGGCGAACGCTAGCGGCGTGGTTACGCTCTCGATCATGTTTGGTTTGGACACCCAGCATTTCACTACGTCGGCGACAGTCCATCTCGAGAAGCCGTCGTGTGTCATGAGTATTGATCCGGGCAGTGTGGCGGCACCGAAATCGTGGGCGGGTCGCGAAGCCTCCTTTTCCGCTACGGAGATGTTTTTCTCATGAGTGTGCTGGATCCTGCTGTCGAGAGTGCGCTCGAGACCGGCCGCCTTGCACGGCTCGACCTCATCCGCTTCGATTTACCCGGCAAGACCGTCGGCTACCATCGTGGTGGGAGGCCCTACACCTATAACGGTCTGACCTATCTTCCGAACCGCTTTCTCGAGCCGGGCGAACTGGTGAGCGCAGTGGGCGTCGCCGTGACGACGCGGACTATCGTCTTCTCAAACATCCCAGTCAGCAACCCCGAGGACGCAGTCTCTCAGATTGAGCAATATAACTATCAAAATGCTCCGGTGATCATCTCCCATCTGGCGGGAGATCCCGAAACGGACGCGGTCCTCGGTATTCTCGCCTCATCAATCTACGAGATCGACCAGGTCCGCTACAACGAAGGCGCGGTCTCGGGCTCCGAGCGGACGCTGACGATGATGATTGACCTGCAGCCGCCCGGACGATCGGCGCGGGGCTCTACCGGGGTCAAGCGCTCGCAGGCCGAGCAGCAGTTCGACAATAATCC